AAAATCTGCTCCAGGTTTCACCCATCGTTCAATGGTAGCAGCCGTTTCAAGCTGGCTGGCATTGGAATTATAGTTTGGTGGGACCGTTGGATCTGGTAAATTGGTCCCATTAGGGGTTCGCTCACGCTCTTGTAAAACACTCAATGCATGTGCCGACACATTAGTAGTATTATTAGTCGTATTATTGACAACCACAAAACGTGTATTCTCATAAAAAGGTATCTCAACCTCCAAAACTGGTTGTCTAACAACAACGGTAGCTTCAGCACCAGGAAATAAATTATCCGTATGTGAAGTAAGGTTGAGAAGACGACTAGTCTGTTCAAAACCAGGGTCGTTTTCTGGTTTCCTCTTGGTAGGTGGAACCGGAAGAGTGTCAGTGCCAAACCTATTAACATAGGGCCAGTTATTGCAAGACAATTGAGTAGGTACAATATTGCCAGCTGAAACCGACTGATCAAGAGAATTGCAAGAATGCAACATCTGAGCATAAAAGAGATTCGATGATTGAACAAGAGCGTTCTGAACAGCCGCAGCAGGAACACCACCGGCAACAGTCCAATCTGGACGCAACACGGTATTGTCACCTTCAGCATTCACGACTTGTCGCCCCCACCATGATGAGTTATCAGTGAGAATCGGTCTAACAAAATAAGCCTGATTCCACTTACCACCTGAAACAGGCCAACGATAATTGCTGACATAATCATCAGGATTCATGGCACCATCACTCCAACTAGTCATACTAGCTGTGACATCAACAGGCTCCATAGGCACCGACATATTGGAAGGTGGCAACCGCTTAACAACCATCAATGGATTCTGGCCTTGTGTATCCTTAGCCGTACCGGTAACAATATACTTGTTTCTAATAGAACCTTTTCGTCCAAGGAACATCTTTGAGACAAAATGCATCATTGTCATAGTACCAGGATTAACCCGCAACAAGTGTGTGACATTCAATGGTGTGTAGTCAGTGAAACTACCACCAGACGTCTCTGTAGGTCCTGGCCATGAGGTACTAAAGGGACCATCCAAAACATACTTGCTGGGCGGTGTTGGGCTCTTACCAAAAAGACCAGGATACACAGTGGGATAAAACACCGACGTATCTGTATCATTGATTTTGAGATCAACAGATTTCTCCGTATATGAACGCCACGCAGACGTTTGAGGAGCAGGACCAGGATAAGGTGGAAAATCTGGAATAATCAGATTGTGCTGGAAACCAGCAACCTTAGGTACAACACGCTCAAAAACGCTCTCATCAATGACTGAACTTATTGACGTGAAAGCTGAAGCATCAGCAAACTTGGCTGGGAACCTCTCAGTATTGTAGTGGTTCCAACGATCCATCAATGGCGTAAAGCTTTTGAAGGATTCCCCATAGAAAACTGGGGTAACTGGAACAAGAGTCTCACCAACCTCTACTGTAACTGGAGGATCAGTGGGTACATTCTCACTATCACCAGCACCAAGAGCAGCTTGGTCTTCACCACCAGCTTCAGTACGATGCTCAGGACCATGAGTAACCAACTTCCGGTTATCAACTCCTATTTCACCCAATGTGCGTGGAATAGTTTCTGCAGAGAAATTTGGAGGAAAACCAGTTGGCGTCTGAAACGACAACAACGCCAAATTGGCATCAGTCGGATTCTGAAATTCCAAATCAGGACCAGCGGAAGCAAACACGTTTACAACAATATCATTAGGAATTGCAGTAGAAACAGTGTTTACAACAAGTTCATTCATCACGTAAACTGTGAAAGCGCCATTGCATGCCGAATCAGGCGGCAAAGGACTCGTAAGTGGAGAACCAC